AGTTCAATTTATGAAGAAGGATAGAAGCTTTAAAGGCCGAACCTACTTTGCGATAGTGGACAACCTTGGAGAAAAGTTCAAAAATGAAAAAGAATTTTTAGCGTCCTTGGGATCTCCGGACACTCCGGTTTCGGAGAGTAAGAAAGGGAAAACCAAGTCGTGGTGTGATCTGTCAGTCCTGTTTTCATAGTCTAGTTGGGAGTTAAATAAAAGTAGGGTTTTTAGAACAATATTTAACTATTTAGTATTGGATAATTTTAAAAGGGGTTATTTTTATGTCTTCACTCTTAGAACAAGCAATAGTTGATGCGCAAGCATTAAGAGACGCTGCTCTCAAAAACGCAGAACAAATGGTCGTTGAGAAATACTCAGACCAAGTAAAACAAGCAGTATCTTCACTCTTGGAACAAGAAGAGTTTGACTTCTCGGGACTACCTGGTGCCGAAGAAGAAGCTGCCATGCCAGGTGACACAACCACAGAATCAGATTCAGCAGACTCTGAAGTAGAGGCTTCTGATAAGTCTATTATGGAGGAAGTCCCGGTTTCATCAGACACCAGCTCAGACCAGGTGGTGGAGTTGGATCTTGAGGCCTTGAAAGAAAAGATTGAAAAGATTGAAGAGGAAGAAGGTATTACCCCCGGCCCCGAAGTTGATCGCGACGCAGTCGCTGCTGATATGAAGGATGATATTCTAGCATCCCCTGACGCTGATTCACTAGCAACAGAATCAATTGAAAAGCTAGTTGAGGATGCTATCTTAGAAGCACTCAAGGTTGATATCAAACCCAACAAGAGAGGCTGGATGGGTGCCCCTGACGAAGATTTTGATCAGGCTCTTGAAGAAGAGCTAGCTCGCAGAGAAGACACGGAAGTCAAAGAAGAGCTAGAAGCACTACAGAAAAAGATCAAAGAATTACAAGAATCTAATGATAGACTGGCAACTGTGAACAAGACAATTGTTCGTGAGGCCAAAAATCTAACAAACGATAATGATAAATTAATTAATACCATTGGTGCTTTAAAAGAAAAATTTGATGTCGTAAATACATCAAACGCTAAGTTACTATATATTAATAGGACTTTGGATTGTGGCTCCTTGAATGAGCGACAGAAAAAGAAAATTGTTGAAGCAATCGCAAAGGCCCAAGACGCAAATGAAGCAAAGGTTATTTTTGAAACCCTTCAAAACACAGTGGAGTCCACCGACAAGAAGTCTGGACCAAAATCACTGCGTGAAGCCGTAGATAGAAGGCCCTCTTTATTAGCACGTCCTCGTGGCGAAAAGAAAACAACGTCAGCAGATATTTTTGCTGACAGAATGCAGCGATTAGCTGGCATTTATAAACAACAATAACTTTTAGGAGGTTACAATACAATGTCTGTATTAGAAAAATTAACTGAAGGAATTGTGCATCGCGATGTCCAGAAGGAAGGTCAGGCACTTCTTACGAAGTGGGAAAAGACTGGACTTCTAGAGGGTCTTGATGGACAATCCAAGCAAGGTATGTCTGTTCTCCTTGAGAACCAGGCAAAGGAGCTTCTTCGTGAGGCTTCAAGTATGGCAGCAGGTGATGTAGAAGGTTTCGCATCAGTTGCTTTCCCAATTGTTCGCCGAGTATTCGGTGGACTTATCGCAAATGATTTAGTTTCGGTTCAGCCGATGAGCTTGCCCTCGGGCCTCATCTTCTTCCTTGACTTTACTGCAACAGATAGCCGTGGCAATCTTGCAGCAGGTGAGTCAATTTATGGTGGTAAGGTCGTGGCGAAGGGTATCATGGATGGTGTTCGTCTTGACGATCTAGGAGGCCCAGGTGGTTTCTATGATCTAGGCAATGGTTATACCGCTGCCACTGCGTCTGCAGATCAAGCAATCAATCACCCCAAGGGTGCGCACGGTAAGCGTGCTATCGCCGCAGGCGGCGCTGATATTGAGAACACTCTGGTTTCAGCACTTAATGAGGCTCAAAAGGCGGTGCTAAAGCATGATCCTGATCTTTTGGCTACACCAACCCGGAGAGTCTCGGTCCTCGGTATTCACGGTCTTGGTTTGCCTACAACGTTTCCATCTGGAGCGATGAATCTAAGTGCTATTTCGGCTTCATCAGCCGCTGGTAGTGGTACTCTGATTAGGCGCCTTACACAGGTTACTGGTTCTGGAGATGATAAAACTTTGCTTCTGGTATTCGCTGACACTGCCGCCGACGTTGCCGACTCTGCCGATGCATTTACTGTGTCCTTTCCACGCGATGACGCGCTCATCGCAGGTGGTGGCCTTGGTTCTGTCATTGGTACGGATCCTTGGTTCTTTGAGGGAGCAGGCCGAGATGAGAAGGGCGGCGCTGCAGTTGGCAACAATCAGCCTAGAAACATCCCAGAGATTGACATCAAGGTTGACAGTGTTGCTATCACCGCAGCAACCAAGAAGCTCAAGGCTAAGTGGACCCCTGAGTTGGGACAGGATCTCAACGCATACCACAACCTTGATGCAGAGGTAGAGTTGACTGGTATTCTTTCTGAGCAGATTGCTCTAGAAATTGATCAGGAAATTCTTTCCGATCTTATCACTGGTGCAACGGCAGGTACTCGTTACTGGTCGCGTGCTCCTGGTTTGTTCGTTGACAGCTCTGGCATAGAGATGGGTGCAGCTTCTGCAGCGCCTGACTTCACTGGTACGGTTAGTGAGTGGTATGAGACACTCATTGAGACTATCAATGACGTAAGCGCTCAGATTCACAGAAAGACGCTTCGCGGTGGCGCAAACTTCGTTGTTTGTTCACCAGAGGTTGCCAATATCCTTGAATTCACTAGTGGTTTCCGCGCAAGCGTGACTGCTGATGCTGACAAGGGCACTATTGGTGCTGTGAAGGTTGGCTCTTTGAGCAAGAAGTTTGATGTTATGGTTGACCCTTACTTCCCACGGAACATTGTTCTCGTCGGTCGTAGAGGTAATTCCTTCCTAGAGAGCGGATATGTTTACGCTCCGTACGTGCCACTCCAGGTGACACCTACTATCTTCGGTACTGAGGATTTCGTGCCCCGTAAGGGAGTCATGACTCGTTATGCCAAGAAGATGGTTAGACCAGATATGTATGGTCTTGTTGTCGTCCGTGGCCTCTTAGGTGAGGAAGGTGGTAGCTAATAGCTAACATCCGATAACGAAAAGATTTAGCCTCACCATTTACTTGGTGGGGCTTTTCTTTTTTTGGGAAGCTATTTACTAATGACTTTGATGTCCTCCTGGGTCGTAAAGCCACTGGCCCTTGAAGAGACGCAGCAGAGGTGGCTTGGCTGTGTTTCGTGGATGATAAGTGTTAACGTTAACCACATAATAAGGAGGAAATAATTATGGGTAATAGAAGATTAGGTCGTAGAAGACTAAGAAGTGTAGATGGAAGAGACGCGATTGCAAACGACGCTTGGGGTTCTGTAAGATCCGCAGCCCTGGCAGTTCCAGGTATTGCCAGAGGAATAAGATCAGCTCAGGTTGGTCAAATGCACGGTTATGGGTTTGAAGATCTTGCTGACATCCCCGCCGATGGCCAAACCACTGCAATTTGGCTTCGTGAAGATCATAACAGTGCAGCAGTCGCTCTTGTTGCTAACGATGCAGACTTCACGGATGGAGGAATTACTTTGACGCCGGGCAACGGCGCAAATGATCCTGTTGGATTGCTTATGGCGAACAAGGCATTCACTTGCACTGCTGGTAAACCGTGGTGGATTGAAACATCATTCAAGATGGCAGATATAGACGATTGTGAGTTGTTCTTCGGTCTTATTGAAGATACTTATGATGAAACCGTAATTTATGGCGCCGTCGCTGCTGGCGCCGGAGCAGACAAGTGCGGGTTTGAGAAAGCAACACATAACAGCGGTTTGATCCAAGCTGTGTCGTCTTTGAATGCCGTTGAATCTGCCGCTGACGCAGTGACAGTAACAGCAAACAATGATGTTGTTACTCTTGGTGCTCACTGGGATGGAGCTAAGGTAAAATTCTACGCTGGATTTGCAGCCACTGGTACCGAAGTTGGTGCGCTCACAGAAGTACACAGCACGAGTACAGTTTCAGATCAATCAATGGCTCTTGTATTGCAAATGGTACATACCACCGCCGCCGCCGATGATCCCTTGACTGTAAACTATGTCCGTGGCGCTTGGACTGTATAAGGAGTTATGCTATGAATGACTTAATTAAAAGTGTTAAAAGAGTACAAGCAAAATTGAAAAAACCTGCCCCTAAAAAGGCAGCCCCAAAGCAAAAATCAGTCATCAAAGGAATGGTTGAAAAGGTGATGGGAAAGAAAGAGGAACCCTGCGACAAAGAAGGTTGTGAAAGACCTGCCGTAGAGTGCGAAGATCACGTAGATTGTGATCCTTGTGAAGACGAATAAATCAATCTTCATAGCCCCCCCGCAAGGGGGGCATATTTTAGTTTATATAAGGAGTTAAAGATGGGTAAACGTAGAAAAAGAATGAAAATGAAAAAGTATGCCAAGAAGTATGCCACCAAAAGAGCTGCACTTGGCTTTAACAAGAGCAAGGTGGAAAACAAAGTGATTGTAATTGATATGACTTCGGGTGACGATGTCACAGAAGAAGAGACTGTGCAGGTTGTTTCTAACACCACAAAAGAAACCAAAGAAATACAAAAACCCGCACTACAACCAGAACCACAACTTCAAGTCATTCAGGTTGAAGAGCCTAACGCAGAAGAGGTTGTTGATGTGGAAACGCCAAAACCGACTAGGAAGCGTACGCCTCGGAAAAAAACAGCAACACCCCGCAAAAAGACAACAAAGAAACCAGAAGAGTAAAGTGAGCTGAAGTCCTAGTGTTTTGTTAAGTTTAAGACTATTTACTTAAGCACGGAGGACTTATGGATGGCTCTACCTACACTAACGCCTGCTAGTCAAACAAGCAAGGTTATACTACCCGAAACGGGAAGTCACGGCAACGTTAATAAAAACTTGCCTTATAAAATATATTCAGCAGATAGTTCAACACTATTTTCGGGAAACTTTGTTTCTGGCGCCGTGGATCAGGTTTCTTATGTGTACAAGAAACTTGGCGGCGATATATTAGATATAGAAATAACTGAAGGGAATGTGTATGCTGCTTACGAAGAAGCAGTACTAGAATACTCTTATATAATTAACGTACATCAAGCTAACAATTCACTTGGATCATTTCTTGGTCACACCACAGGCACCTTTGATCACAAGGGTGAGCTAACCTCCGGCCCGGTTTCAGCAAGTCTTAAGTACCCTAGTTTTGATTATGGTATGGCGAGAAACGTATCTGAGAGAATGGGGGCAGAAATTGGGCTGAAAGACTCGGTGCAGTATTCTGCTTCATTCCCTGTCACTGTGGGTGTGCAAGATTACAATTTACAAGAAATCATAACCAGCGCTGGAAGAACAGCTGCTTCAGGTTCTGTGACTATTACGAATATAAGCAATTTAGGAAACGGCGACTCAGTGTCTTTCAAAGCCTCGGACGGTTCAACCATAACGGCCACCGTTGCAGGCACAACAACGGAAACGCACACTAACGCTCCAACATTCGCGCTTGGTGCAGATACTAGTGCTGCAGCGACTAACCTGGCCTCATGTTTGAATGCAAATTCTAGGTTGACAGTCACAGCGGCCAGTAACGTAGTCACCATAACACAGGTAGATAAAGGCTACAAAGGCAATGGTGCGATAACCCTAACAGATGCTGGGGACGCAGGCATGACCAAAACAGATCTAGCAGGCGGCGGAAACAAAGCTCCATTCTCTACAGAAGACTTGGAAGGTAAAAAGATATTAGTAAAAAGAGTGTTCTACAAGACCCCATCAGCGATGTGGAGGTTTTACGGATACTATGGCGGCCTGAACGTTGTGGGCAACTTCCACAATTATGGGCAGTTTTCGGATACGTCCACTTTTGAATTAATTCCTTCGTGGCAGAACAAGGCCCAAGCCCTGGCTTTTGAGGATGCGATTTATACTAGGATGTCTCATTGGTCTTTTGAATTGAGAAACAACAACCTGAGACTGTTCCCGGTCCCCTATTCAGGCGGCCCTATGAATATGTGGGTTGAGTTTTCTATACCAACCTCTCCTTTGGACGAGACTTCCGTTAATGGCAAATCCTCTATCAATGGGGTCAATAACATGAATACCTTGCCTTTCTCTAATTTGCCGTATGATACGATCAACAGTATAGGCAAGCAGTGGATCCGTAGGTTTTCCTTATCATTGTGTAAGGAAGTTCTGGGCCAAGTCAGATCAAAGTTTGCAACGATTCCTATTCCGGGTGAATCGGTGACGCTCAATGGGTCAGACCTGATATCACAATCCAAAGAAGAACAGGACAAACTAAGAGAAGAACTGAAGACTACTTTGGCTGAATTGACATACGCAAAAATAGCAGAGCAGGAGGGGGCGATCGCCGAGGCAAGCGAAAGAATTATGCAAAAAATCCCTAATGCTGTGTTCGTGGGGTAAAATATTATGTCTGATAATAAGTGGGAACAACCAGATGCGCCTCCTCCTCCTTTGTTTACTGGCAAGAAGGAGAGGGACCTCGTAAAACAGGTCAACGACGAAATAACAGAAAGAGTTATTGGTCAGCAAATAATATATTATCCCATCTCAATAGAAGAGACAAATTTTCATCCAATATACGGTGAAGCACTAAGCAAGACTTTCTTGAATCCTATTAGGGTGTATGCTCTTGTGGAGTGGCAAGGGTATGAAACCCAGACAACTAATCTAGGTGTTGACAGGCTATCAAAGATTGTTGTTCATTTTCACAAGCGCAGACTCACTGAGGACCAAAACCTGTTTGTTCGCGAAGGCGATTTCATACTGTATGGAGAAACGTTTTATGAAATAGCTACGTTAAACGAGCCAACTAGGATTTTTGGCCAAATAGATCACATGATGGAAATAAGCGCAGAGTGCATTAAGGCTAGAGAGGGCTTGTTTAATGGAGAAACATAAACCCTTTAGCAAAGAACTAAATGACTACGAAGGAAAGCTTATATCAGATTCCAGAATAGAAAACATAGATACAGCGATGTATAAGTTTGTGGACGAACAGATGAACCTTCACGCTCATGACGGTACTGGGTTCAAGAAAGTCCCTGTCATAATGGCTTCATCTGAACGATCCAGGCTATCAAAGGGTGACAACCGTGTCCGCGATGATGACGGCGCCTTACTGTTGCCAGTTATTTCAATTGAGAGAACATCCTTGGTGAAAAGCCCCTCAGAGAAGGGCACGGTGTGGGCAAACGTGCCAGCGCTTGACAAAGTCAAAGGGGGGAGTATCCCTGTCGTCCGAAAGATCGCACAAGAGAAGACTTCAAATTTTAAGAATGCACATGCTGCACGTACAAAAGGGCAATTAAATTTTCCAACAGGGGTTGATAAAACAGTTTATAAAACAATCTCTAT